GTCCGGGAGCCCCTAGCTTGTAAGTTTGCTAGGAAGTCGCAGAACCCCCATAAGGGGCCGTGCGTCATCTGTTATTTGATAATAACAGTTGGCCGCGTCTTGCGACGCTGGGCTAGCCTTCCAGAGGGTGACCCCCGAAGGAAAGCTAGGTATCGACCACGGAGGTACAGGGGGTGGACAGCTTTGTCCTCGAAAGGAGTGTACAACACTTCCTTCCAAGTCCATCGCTGCTCATCCCTATGCCACCTGGCCCAACGCGAGCTCATAAACTCATCCTGAGCCACATCAAAGGCTCCGTTAAGACCCGCTGCAGTGATAAAAGCCTCGAATGGACCAAAGCCGTAATCCTTCCCGCCTTCATGGTACAAAATACCATTGGCAAAGAAGCGACTCGGCTGAAGTCTACGAGACTTACACTTATGCGGATCAAACGAAACCACTATTTTCGACCAAGGTCGCAAATAGCGATGTTTCTCAGGTACCTCCTCACGGAGGAACGGACGGACACCTTGAAAAAAGATGTCTGCCCGTTGGGATCTGAGCGTAACGTTGTGGAAAATCCGAAGGTGAACTTCTGTTTCCAACGGATAATCAAGATACACAGGACGAACGTCCTGCCCATCATACCAATCTGCTCCACATGACTCACGGAACGGTCCGGTTTTAAAGGACTTGCGTGAGTTGACAGTGAAACCAATTACCCCGAGCAAACGCCGAAGAAGGTCATACGCCTCTTGTGGTACGATTATATCGTCACCATAGACTGCGTGTGTCCGACTCTCACACTTCTGTGAGGCGTGCATTGCTGCACGCGACGCCGCTGCGAAGATCAGGGTTTCTAGTGGAAAGCAGAAACCGTTACCCATTGAGCAAAACTTTTCGTAGGGTGCTATAACGTTGTCAAGTTTATAGCACGCACTACGAGTCGCCAAGAGTAACTCCCACCAATCAATCGGTAGGAGAAACTTGACCAGCTCGTTGGAAATGGAATCACTAGCGCTACTTAGATCCATCGTTGACAAAGAGTCATCAATGGATCCTTGTTTTGCTAGCGATTTATTTCTCTCCTGATCCGCAAGGTCATAACCATGCCTTTTGAGTTTTCCTCGCAAGACCTGGTCGATGCCCTTTTGGACGAAGGAAGAGAGTAACGGTTCAACAGCTATAACCCGGTGGGTTTTAGCCGTCTTTGGTACAAAGCTAAGCTGATTGTACGAAATCTTACGAAGTCTGCTTCTAATGCGCTCGTCAAGGTCATCTGTAAAACAAAGATAGCCTTGTGCGTTACTATCATAAAGATGTAACGACAGGTTCGTATTGAACCTGAGCGCACCGACGACGTAAGGTTCGGCAGCGTTGGATACGGTCCAATAATCTTTCGCTAGCAATTTGCGAAAGATATTGGTTTTATTACCGTTAAACCCAACGTTTGCACCGGGACCGAAGTCGCACTTGCTGTAAACCTCTTCGAGGTTTGGCGCATCACCTAAAACGTGATGAACCCAGCGCCTCATGTAATCCAAATGGAAAGCATAAGGCGTACGCTTTATCCTAGGAAAAAGCCTGTTAATCTTCTTACACTTCATTTCTGAAGCAAGGAAGGTTTCACGGGCAGCTTCCTCTGGAGAACACTTAAAATTCAGTGTCTTCCAGTCAAAAGGAAACTTGCGTACTAGCGCGGCGATCTGACCAACCGCGAAATGTTCTTCCGCGGTGCTGCATACTTCTGTGGCAGCATGGTCAGCCCAAGCATACACACCAGCCCAGTCATTACTGCGTATTAACGCCGTAACAGTCTGGAACCAGGAGTATGTTTGACAGTTCTCGTACAACACCTTCAAGAGTACCTTGCGGTACCTTTTGAAGTTTAGGGAATTGCTTACGCAACGCCCCTTCTGCGTTTTGTTGCTGAATTTGCCTACATTCTTTGAGGTCATGACGATCTCCTAGAGTAAGTAAAATGGTGCCATAATAAGCACCAATGGACGAAAGGGCGATCAACAGAAGACGCCGCGTGCCCAGAGCTTTGAGCCACTTCATCGTTAGTAAGTGATGTCGTGGTTATAAGCCAGGGTCGTAGCGTCTGCCGAGATCAGAAAATCCCCGACGTCATTCAGCAACGCAGTCGCATCAGCTTCCGCTATGCCAACTGGTAAAGCGATGTTGACGGTGACAATGGCATCCCACAGAGTGGAATCGTCCAGCGTCATCGTTTTCGTACGCTTTACTTCGCTCTTCGCTACCCCACGAAAGGTCGATGTCGGCTTCGGTGCAGTACGACCGAGGCTCAAGCTATCTTTCTCGGTAAAGGAATTACCCGAGCTAGTGTAGCTGACCTTATTGGGGTTTTGGAACGAGTCCTGTGAAAAATCCACAGTATTTAGGGTGATAGGCATAATAGCCTCCTGCTCTAGATTAAAGGATTTCTCCTCCCCTCTCATAGGTATCATACGAACCGCGCCATGGACGATAACTCTTCCAATAGCGGCCCGAACGTGTCCTTTGAGGAGGTTTGGAGCGTGGCCGGCGCATAAGGTATTGCCCAGCAAGGGCCATACCATCCGCGAAGTGTACCCAGTTCTTCGACTTGGAAAAAGTCCAGTCGTTAGTCCTGAAGGTTACACCTCGTTCGGCGCCGGGAGTACGAGCGATATGCTTGCGCTCACGTTGATCTGTAAAACCCCATTCGCCAGACCCACTCCAGGGACTGGTATAATCAGAATGGGTTATCCTGTGCTCCCTAGTGTAGAGGTACTCTCCTACATGGGTAGTCCAGGATGACAGAACAACGACGTTTGCCTTAGGTGTACAAGCGGCCAGAAAGTCACCAACGTTCACAAACCAGTCGACCACAAAAGAATATGGGAGAATTTCCCATAAGGTCGGAAGGATATTGTGCGCGCTGGATCCCCAACGGTCGCCCACCGTAAAGTGGTGCTGGTAAAGAATTCCAGCACGACACCATCGGTTCGCCGACACACTACGCGTACAAGTACCCGGATGGGTACTGTTATGGATAGCTTCAGTTGCCGTTTCGTACTGATTCGGCGCACTGGCACTACCACGCGCGGTATGTCGGTCAGAGTACACAGGCACTACTGCTGCATGGAACCCGTTCATCAGATCGTGCATGAGTGGCGTGGCACCATAACGGTATTTAAGCCACGTATCACTCATGAACTCCCCAAGACTCTTGGTTTGCCGTAGAAAACTACGGGTACCGCGAATCTTGTGGATTAACTGATGAAAACCCTCCAGCGGATGCCGAAGCAAACGCCACGTTTGCTCTAGATCATGCATATTTTCGCCACCAAGCACTTCAGGGGATACAACATTTCCCCATGCTTGGGTTCCGGCGATCGTATGTAAAACGCTCCCAATGTTTGAGGGCGTCGGCTCCAACCAGGGCAAAACATCGCCCGAGTAATGGTTGCCAGATCTAGACTTAAGGGTCGTTCCACTACACGTACCAGTGTAATGATGCTCCCAGTCAGACGTGCCTAAAAGCGTATACTTCTCTTTGACAAGGTCAAAGGGATTATTAAAGATTTCACCCGCGGCGGAACGCCGCTTGAAATCCTTAGTAACGACGTCCACAACTTTCGTTGTAGACCCCGAATATACGCCAAAGGAACTAGACTCCTGTTCAACGACGGTTTGACTGCCGTTACACAGGGTGTCCGTTCGGTACAAAGTAGTACTATACCGACCATCTGTTTTTCTGATACGCATCAATATTACCTCACTGGTACACAGTAGTTGGAGAGCATATACACAACGAGACGGTTACCCGCCAAGTTATGCCATTACCCCCCCCGAAAGGGGGGTTCTGGACAAGTACTCCCATCCGTTACACCCACTCAGTTAATGAAGTGGGTCCCAGCGTATTCCTCGTAGCCATACCAAGCTACAAAGACTACGATCGCTCCAGTATTTAAATTGGAGTAGACGAAACTGGCATTCGCACACGGGTTCGGAAATGAATCCTTATCCGTAATGCTGAAATACCAATCACGGAAGGCCTCCCTGACTCTATCAGAGGCAGGGGTGTCTCCGTCCAGATTCGGCTCTAGGTATTTGAGCCGTAACGCCTGAAAATCGTTTTCATCCGTATCAACGGATACATAAACGGTTTGGGCGTTGGGTACAGCAGCACTATAGTGTCTCATGCTAGTTCTCCTAGGTAAGTAACGGAC